ATGGTGAAAAGCAATCTGTTTGTCAAATAGACGAGGAAAATATTGAACAAGTAGGAATATCCTCCTTGATAGAGGGCGCTAAGAGTGATGTACTTATAGTTTGAAATAATAAAGTATAATTCTCCTGCTATTAATAGCGTAAATACGATAAAGAAGAATACGGTTATAAAGAAGAAATAGACACATGCACTTTTATCTAAAGGGCCAAATACCGCTTTAAGCAAATCGAACATTATATATACTATATACAAAGTTTTTTCCTTTCCGTTCTTTTTTCTTTTTTGTTTTCTTTTTTGTTTTCTTTTTGTTTAAATATTTATATTTTCGGCAATAAATGACTTAAATAAGTTATGAAGAATTTAACATAATGACCAGCATTGCTAATTATACAACGCAAAATGAATTATTGCTAAACAATTTATTGGAGTTCTATAAAAATGAAAATCATTTAACTCGAATGTTGAAAATTATAACAGGGGAATCCAGAATTTCTCTGCGAATTGTAGATTGGTTTGCCACGAATTATGCTAAAAAGAATTATACATTGTATGAAATTGAAAATTCGGGCTCCAAAATCCGCTTCAAGGTGTATTTCGATTATAAGTTGAAGCTGAAAGCTTACAGCAAGAAGCGGTTCGACCCTTTTTGCAGATGGGACCGAATTAGTATTCCTTATAAGAATGGCACCTTTATTGAGACCACCATTGGCCAGCTGAATTTCTTCAAGTGGGCAATCGAGAATAAGGTGATAGACTATATTGAAGAAAACTACGATGTTATTGAGAAAGACATGAATAGTCGTAATAGCACATCAAAAAGAAAGGATACTATTAGTGAAAATGGTAAGACACGCAAGAAGCGCGAAGAGCTGTCTATTTCAGCGACGAAGAGCATTAAAAAGGAGGAAGTGGAAATTGTGGTGAAATTTCATTAAACCATTGATTTTGGTAGTATAATGTTTTATGTTTTATGTTTTATGTTTTATGTTTAAAATGTATATAAATAATAGTTATTTATATAAATTCATAATGAAACTGACGAAAATTCCTAAAAATATATTTCAAACTTGGTCAACCAAGGATACTTCCTTAGGGTTCAAGTTATTAACACAGTCATGGCTTAATTTGAACCCAGGATATTCCTATTATTTTTTCGATGATAACGATTGTATTGAATTTATTAAGAACAATTTTGAGAAAAACGTGTATGATGCATATTGCCGCATTATTCCTGGCGCTTTCAAGGCGGATTTTTGGCGCTACTGTGTCCTTTATGTATACGGCGGAGTATATGTAGATATGGACACTATATGCATCAACCAGATAGATGATTTTCTCAACGAATACATTGAATTCATGACGCCAGTTGATTTGAATAATAGAGCAGATTACGGAAAATACAATTTGTTCAATTGCTTCATTGCGTCGGTGCCAAAGCATCCCATTTTGCTGGAATGCATCCATAAGATAGTCTATCATGTGGAAAACAATATTGTTCCATTTTCGAACCTGGATTTCTCTGGTCCGGGTGTTCTGGGTAAGGCTACAAACAAATATCTGGGATTGCCGGAAGAATCTGGGTTTCTAGGAAAAGAAGGTATTATAAAGCATGTTAAGCTGTTGAAATTCGAGCAAGGTGCCGAATATGTGGTGGATTCTTTCAATCAAAAACGGCTGTTTCAAAACAAGAATGGTAGTAGCGTTATTAAATATATTTACACTAGTGAGATGGGTCGCGTGAAGCATATCGACTGGGGTACTTGTGCAAACCCGATAAAACCAAAATCGACTGCATCTATTGTTACCATGTTTTATAAAATTAGAGAGAAGGAGAATAACCAGTCTAATTCGCATTTAAACCATAGCGTAGAACGATATCTTAATATTGCCAAGGAATTCATATTGAAGTTGGAATATAATTTGATATTATTCACGGACAGCCCAGATATTATTGAGTTCGTGTCGAATGAGAGAAAAGATAATATTCGCATATACAATTTACCATTTGAAGAGACGTATTTTTATAGGCATTTGGATAGACTGCATGAACTGCAGGGTAAATTCACAATTTTCAACGGAAATGTGGAGCATGAGACGCCGATGTACATAATCTTGAATAACAACAAGTTCGATTTTGTAGAGAGAGCGATTGAATTGAATCCTTTCAAGAGCAGCCATTTTGTGTGGATGGATTTTGGCATCAATCATGTTGCAAAAAATACCGAGCGAATTCATGATTGGATGCCATGCATTCCTGACAAGATTAAGCAGCTATGTATTAATCCGTATATTGAACGCGTTGAAGATAAGAAGATGTTCCAAAATATTTTTCATCATATGGCAGGAGGCTTATTTTCTGGTTCTAAGGAAAATCTATTGAAATACAGCGAACTGTTTAAAAAGAAGACGGAGCAGATATATAGCGAAGAGTGGTACCAAGTTGATGAGGCAGTCATGACAATAGTGGCGAGAGAAAATCCCGATTTATTCGATTTATTTTACGGAGATTATCAGGGAATTATTTCGAATTATTTGTATCCAATGCATAATATTGATTTGATTTTTACAGGAATCAAGAAATGTATGGACAATAATAATACTCGTAAAGCATGGGAAATGCTGAATTATTGTACAGCCTATTTCAATGAAAATATTCATGATAGATATGCATATCAATATATAACGAACAAATTGGTTACGGATTACTATAATAACAACAGACATTTAACCAAGGAGTTGATCGCTATTGTTAAGAAATTACAGGCGGCTAATGATGAAGGAGTTAAGAGTATTCTTATTAACAATGCAAATAACATAGAGTATTATGAAAACAAAGCGGAACTGTTGTAAAAAGCCACAATTCACAAATTATGAAAATCGCATAATTTTATAATGAAATATACATTTAAAATTATGATATAATAAGTAGTATATCAAAATGGGAAACAAAATATCAACTTCAATAAAAATCAATTATGAAGATATACAATTTGTTCTACATAATCAGGAAGGACATTTGCTTATTAATACGCTGAGTGATGCAGAACAGGATTGTTTAATAGTAAACACTGTCAATATAAACAATGAAGAAACTATTATTAATAAATGCATTAAACACGGTAAAAAAGATGTGAAGATTATCGTCTATGGGAAAAATTGCAATGACGAGAAGATATACAATAAATATAACCAGCTATCTTCTCTCGGGTTTTACAATGTATACATTTATACTGGAGGCATGTTTGAATGGCTGATGTTGCAGGATATTTATGGAGAGAAGGATTTCCCGACGACTAGTAAACAGATGGACATATTGAAATACAAACCGAACAAAGTATTGAATATTCCGTTGCTGGAATATTAGGTGTTAGGTCGGCCGTGTCTTTAAGTTGGGGGTTATATTATATTTCAAAACAATTTAAAGAAAATATATGGTTTTCACCTACATCCATGAAGGGGATTTGGACCATCGAGGCCCAAAAACGGTCCCTACACATGTAGAGGCAAAGATTTGCGTTTTTTGCATGTTGAAAAAGTATTTGACTTTTTGAAATTGGACAAAAATAAATGTCCATTTTCAGAAAGTGGCGATATTTTCTTGCAAAATCCATGGCCGCTGACGATAATTGAAAATTATGGTAAGGCGCCAGAAAAAATAATTCTCGGTTTGTGATGGTAAATTTTTTTGTGCCAAAACCGAGCAACTTTTTTGTTAACTATATTTAGTTAACAATGTTAACAGAAAGTTGCCAAAAAGTTGCTCCTAAATTTTCTTGTAAAACTTGTGATTATTATACGTCTAAAAAAAGCAGTTATAGCAAACATTTATTGACAGCTAAGCATCACAAGTTAACAAAAGTTAACAAAAAGTTGCCAAAAAGTTGCTCCGAGAATTTATCGTGTGATAACTGTAATAAAATTTTTAAATCTCGTGTTGGGTTATGGAAACATAATAAAAAAATGTGGAACGAATAATTATGACGGAAGTACTTGTAATAACTATGATACTGATACTATTGATGATAGTAATAATATGGATAAATCAACATATGAAAATGACTTGATTAATGTATTGATTAAAGAAAATGCCGATTTCAAGCAAA